AGAGCCCGGGATTGCCTATTGTTAATCGTTTATCACGCAATAACTTAGAACAATACCGTTTTAAACGCTCGGAAATGGCCCGCCACGCGGTCGGGCTCATGTTTGGCTATCTTCACCCTAGCTGCTGAGCATGCCTTGCACGGTCATAACTCTATTTCGTTGCTATTCAACGCAATAAAAATGTTAAGCCTTGCTTGGCAAGCCTATTGCTACCCCAGTGATCAAAATGCCCTATAAACGAAGCCAGAGCCCAACATGCCCGAAACTGGCCTTTCCCGGGCTCTAACTCGCAAACCGCGCCAAGTCCGTATCATTACGGATATCCACCGGCATGCGCCATGCTATCGCAACCTTTCCCGTTACACTTCCAGCCGGGTGTCCCGTCAATGTCCCTGCCATGTCCCCGGCTTGTCACCCTGCCCGGGTCATGCTCGGCCGGTGTGATAGGACTTGGGCGCCCGGCTCTTTATCTCCTGTCATCGCCTGCAGCGCTCACCGCCAGTTGTTTGCTATGGTCCCGGCCGGGGTTTTCACCGTGGCAACATTTGCCCCAGCCAAACTTGGGCCAGCCCAGCCTTGACGTGTCCACCGTTGCCAGTGCAATACTCCTGCAGTCGCTATGCCCAAAGCTCTTCCCAAGGAATTAAAAGAAGTCGTCAAATCCATGTATCTCGCAGGGTTGTTACCTCAGGCGATCGCATCCGAAACCGGCGTTGCTGCCCGCCTGATATCCAAATGGGCCACCAAGGGCCAGTGGGGCGTTGCCGTTGCCACTACCAAGGAAGCACTGACTAAACGGGGTAAGGCGAGTCTTGCGAGACAAGCCGCCGTTGACATAGCAGCATCATCAGCCAGTGTCCGGAATGCCCTTGCAAGCACTTTGGAGAAGCAAGCGGCCGTCTTAGCCCGGGAAAACCCTAAGGCGAAAGACTTGGCCAACACTCGCACCGGGCAAGGCCAAGCTGCAGTTGCCAAAGCTATCGCCGAGACGGCCGAGAAGGTTTTCGGCTGGGGTGAAGAGTCGGCGCCGGGCATGGTATTGAGTATCCACCTAACGGCCGAGCCTGCCAGCAAGGCTACACCCTGTAGTGTGATCGATGTTCAGGCGATCGATGATAGTCCTAAGTCATTGCCACTGCAAGATCGGCAATTGAATGATCTGGATATTGTGCGAAGCGATATCGAGCAAGGCGCCGAGGGTGTCACCCTGCCAGCAGAGCCCGGTTCAGCTTCACCCGGGCAGGCGGCGCCGTCATAGCTGGCCGGGTTCGGACGGGCAAGCATGCTTTCAGCCGGGCGAGGGGCCGGGCCACCCGGGGCGGGAACCCCTTTGCGCCCGCCTCATTTTCGACTGTGTCTCTCGTAAAATTCTGGATTTTTTGGAGGCTCAAGTATGACACGTGGCATGGACTGGTTTGTAAGAAAAAGAGGTATGGATTTCTTACAAATGGTACGTGTGGGGATTGAACGTTGCAGGAGATTTTACCTTCAACTACCGTCAATGAAGGGAATGTGAAGGTAACGGACGTTACGCTGGGGTGGATGGGGATGGGAGATGCTCAAGAGAGCGCCCGGGGAGTCGCCCGGATAGAATTTTTAGGTCTATCCCAGTGTCCCGGGGTTTTAACGTACAATCGAGACTCGGTCAGTTAGGCCAATGGGCTATCGTGTCGGTCCTGCTGGTTTAGGGCGTCTCCCGGGCTCAGGCTGTGTGCGGGAGGTGGCTTGGCGCGGCGAAGGTGCTTGGCGTATGGGCCGGGACTGGGCGATGCGCTGGGGAGTTACCCCAGACACTGAGCGGCGCTCATGCTTAGCATTTCTCACCCGGGAATTAACCGGGTCTGCTGGCTTAGGTGAGCCGTGGTTGACACGGCGCTTTCCAGCTCGCATAGTAGCCAATGACTGGCGTTCTGCGGAGGCATGTACGCGGGTCTCGCAACGTCGGGAATGGTGACCGGATTTCTCATCGGTACATTCCCGATTTTTCTTTGTTTGGGTTGTGGCGTTCAACTTGGGAGAGAAAGCACAACGAGAGTTGCGAGACGGTTTGTTCTTGGTTTCGGGTTTAGAGGTTAGAGATTGTTTAGCTGCGAGGAAATCTTTGGCGAGCGCGACACGGCGTTTAAATGCGGCGTAATTTAAATCGAGGAAACCCATGTCACGGCGCCACTGGAAAATGATACCGGACTTGAACGCACTGATGGCGAGCTTGATGACTGGGACAGACCACTCAAGCCCAGCCTTGGCAATCATACGATTGCTCATGCCGTGGAACGCGTGTTTGGCGAACTCATCACAGATGGCTTTGCGCTGCCACGATTCGAGCTTGGTCATATCACCTTCACGAAAACTGCGATGATGGTTTCATTGATGGCTGTGCCTTGCTTGGGCGTGGCGGGGGTGACGGCCGTAGCCAGTTGCCACGATTCGAGCGCGTAACCGCGATTGCGGTTCACGTCGATAACCTGCTCGAATTGCTTGCACAGAAGACGGCCGTAATTGCCGGGGGAGTCCTTCTCGTCTTGGAACCAGTTCTTGGAGACTTCAGCCACGATACGATCGGGGATCTGGGATGGTCCCATGTGAACATCACGGAGCTTGGCCAGTGGCGGCTTAACCTGCCCGTTGGAGTGGAGTAAAGACGGCATTTAAAACCTGCGTGCGTGCGGATTGTTCGGGGGTTTGCGCCGCGGGCGCGGCCGGGTCGGCGAAATGGAAACAAAGACATTTGCCGGGCACAGCGCTGAACGTGCCTCGGGCGCCGGGGAAACTTGTGTTAAGCGACGTGATGGCTTGCTTGGCAAACCAGCGGGCCGGAAAGTAGACTGTTACACCTGAGCGCATTCGTCTCGCGGGATAAGCTTTTGAAGCCTTTCGATCTCCCTGTCAACTTGATTCAGCAACGAACCCGAAATACCTGACTCGGGAATGTGCGAGCGAGCCGCACGCAGCAAGCCCAAGGTATGGCGTAGTTGCGGGAGCCAAGCACTATCTGTGGTAGTAATTGTGAGCGCGGTCTCCATATTAAACCATGCGTCAGTGAATTGTTCACCTTGCATTTCTTTCTCATCATCGGTTTTCGCGTTGTTCGCTTGGAAATAAGCCTTCCACTTCTCAAGGGCGGCACGCAGCTTCAGGACTGTAGCCTTGAGATCTTCCAGCTCGCGCATGCGGTTCTCCGCGGATTCGACAAGGGAATGTTCCCCGGCATACGCCATGATCCGTTCGATGTACGCGAACACGCGATCTTGTGGTTCGATATCCGGCGCGTGATAACCGATGATGAGTGATTCGAGATCGTTCATCTCGGATTCGAGCGCGATGAAGTTATGTTCACTGAGCATGTTGAACAACTGTTGCCGGTAATCCTGCCACGTGATCGGCGCCTGAACGGCACGCCAGCGTTGCAAGGATTCAGCTACGCGTTTCCATTCATCCACTAAACCTTTTTGCAGGATTAAATCACTGCGCAGCTCGGCTAATTCTTGTTCTGTGTTCATGGTTTGTACTGCCAGACGTGGTTAGTCCAAATGTCGTTTTCCAACAGGAGTTGATGATTGATTGGAACAGGATCTTCCCTCGGGCTGTGAGTTACACAACCCGAAAGAAGAATTGCAAGCCAGACGAAACGCATTTACGGAATCAGCATTTCAGTCACGTTGAACGGCTGGGGCAGATCAACCGGCGCTCCGGTTGTTCCACCGATAGCGATCACGTAAATGTGCGTCGTGTCGCCAGAATGCAAGCCGGTCAACCGGAACCGTCCCAAGACGGGGGTCTGAGTCGATTGGAGCACGTCATACCCGAGATCATTATCCGGTCGCTTCATCGCCACGTTACGGATCTCAGCTTTGACGGTCCCGGCCGGGAGTCGCTTTCCATCCCAGTAAACGTCTAACTCTCCCGGGACTGGGCCGGTTGGGCCGTCCACGGTCACTACGTTGCTTTGCACAGTTCTTACCCTTTCGTTTTGTTTGTTTTGGTTTCGGATGAGTCCGGTGAAAGTGATTCTTCTTTCCACAGCCCGAGTGTTTTGAGGAGTGCCTCGGCGCGTTGGGATGCTGATGCTCGGCACATGCGCCAGTCTAGCTCAACGATTTTAAGTAGGTGGTCTAAATAGGGCACAATTTGGCCATCCGAAAGCCGCCCCTCTGCCTCGTGGATTGCGTTCAGGTCGTTGAGGTAGTCGGGAAGTGTTTCTATGTCGTCCTTTGACGACCACTCGCTCCATCGGTTTCCGTTAGGGGAAAACCATGCAAAATGGTTAGACTTCTTGGCTTTGCGTTGACTCCACCCGCACCACTCGGCAATCGCCACACGTTGAGCTTCTTTATTCATGGTTTCAACAGCTCGTCGATGGCGTGCAGGGATTTCAAATATCCACAAGTGCACATCGGGCTTTCGAGATCGTCGTGCTCGCACAATGGCTTGTGTTGACCAAACTCGACAATCGCCTCCCTCGCCTGTTTCAGCACGGCGTGGGCGCGGGTGAGTTGGGATTGATAGTCCTCTACGGCTTGGGCTTGAATGGCAATCACAACCTGTTCTGTTTGGCTTCCGTTCAGCCCCGCGAGTTCAAGTGTCCACCCAAGTGGAGATTTTCTTGTTTTCGTGTCGGGTGTCATCGGTATGGATAGGGCTGTTTGTGTCGCATCCAGTGAAAAGCGAATACCGGGTGCCTGATAGTCCATGCGATGGTTTTAATGATGTTTTTCATAGTTCGTTTGTTTGTTTTTGGTTTGACTCATTTTACCTCCTTTGTGCCTTCGATTTCACGGACCAGCTCGATGGCCTTGTTGTTCCAACGCTCCCAATCTTCAGGCCCGTAATCGTCCGCGTTGATGGCCTCTTTCACAAGCGAGAGCAGTTTGTCTCTGCCAATGATTATTCGGTCAAAAGCGGCTTCTGTCATTTTCCCTCCTTGTGTCCGCATTTTGGGTTGCACTGTGAATTGTGCTCCATGTAGGTGATTGGCTTTCCGTGCGACACGGCATAGTTGATTTCTATGCTTGTCCGCTCGCCAATGTATCCGTCCTCGTTGATGACAAACACCTCATCTGCCATGTCAATTTTGCGTAGGTGCAGTTCGTCGAGTATGTGCGCCACTCCCTCGGCCTCGGCAGCGTGGTCAGGTGGAGCTTTATACCATTGGGGTAAAAGGTGCATGGACAGGGTGAGTATGCCCTTCTTCTCAAACTCCCAAGCCAGCACTGCCGCAACATCCACAAAGCGGGATGAGCCACAAATGCAAACTATTCGTGGGCGTGTTGACTGCTTCTCGTTTGGCATAGGTCTATTCGGTTGGTTCAAAAGTCCAAATCTGGCGCGGGAAAGTAAGGAGAATCGTAGCGTGAATATTGCTCAATGGCTTTGAGGGCTTTGTAAGCATCAGTCACGGTCACCAACTCCACGCAATCCGCGTAGTCCTCGGCAATTTCCATCAAGTACTGACTCAATCGAATGCCTTTCAAAATATCGCCATTGTAGAATCGGTGACACGGAACATCCTTTTCTGCTCCTATCATGTGGTCAGTGCCTTTGCCGACAACCAACAACTTCACATTGCACGGTCCCTGTTGCGGCATTAACTCAAGCACATAGCCAATTCTGAGTAGACCTTCGCTATTGTGGGTCACACCGACAACCACATCTCCCGCATTTGCTTTACGTCCGTTTTTGTAATGCATAGTCGTTTATTTTCCTTTCTCGCTGTAATTGCACTTTGGGCAAAGGTTGAAGTAGCTGGTGCCGACGGTGGTGGAGAGTGCGTCGTGCATCCACACCGTATATTTCGCAGGTAAGTCCAAACCGGGAAACACTTGCTGGCGAATCACGGTTAAGAACTCCCGCATCTCCGCAGCCGCCTTTTGCGCCGCGTCTCGCTCGGCGATGGCTGTGGCTAATTCGCACACTAGAGAAGTCACAGCCCTCCTTGCCTCATCTCGCTCGTTTATAAGCCTTGACTGCTCCTGTATTTCTGAAGCCATGATGCGTTCGATTTCGCACGTTGGGCATTCTCCCCCAGCCGCTTCGTTGTGGTTATAGGGCGGGACTTGAAAGTGCTTAACGCAACGGATGCAGATAATCCCTTTGAATGCCGCGTCGAGCTGCTGTTGTAGCGCATCATTCGCGCAGTTGAGGCAATACAACGGTGTGTTTCCGTCGCCGCATTTGAAGCAGTGGAAGTTGGCGAGCTGCTGTTTCGTCTGCTCAAGTTCGCGGGTGAGCAGCTCAACCTGTGTGCGGTAGTCGGTGTCGGTCATAATTGGTTTTCAATGCCGTTCGTGTAATCTTCGATTCGTTGGGCCGCGTAATTAAGATTTAGAAAACGAAGCCGCGAGACAGCCTCGCGCAATGCTTCGACGCGAATACCGGCCTGCCCTTTGGACAACTCACTCGCCGCCTGCTGCCACTCGCGCCTGGATGTCTCCGCATTGGTCAGCACAGCGCCGCAGTTAGAGCACTGGTCGGTCGTCGTGACCACAGCGCGTATGTCGCTGGATTTGGTGAGGGGGGTCATAGGTCGTTTTTCTCGATAAACCAGTCGGGTAGTTTCAATTCGTGCTCGTTGCCGCGTTTGGTAGTGTGCTCGATAATACTCTTTGGAATCCAGATCTCGTCTTCTTTATCACCATGATATTTTTCAGGCGGCAGCTTGGAATAGAGCCGAGCTTTTTCTGTCTCACGAATAAGCCAAAACCTCATTGCGGGGGATTTGGTAGAGCTTTCTGGGGCAGCTGCTTTTCAAGCGCAACAATCCGCGCCTGTTGCTGCGTGATTACATCTTTCATTGCCGCCAGCTCGGCGAGTACGTCAACGTCATTCAGCAGTGTGTTCGGTCCACCGGGTTTGCCGAAAGCGAAACTGCCTTTGTTAAAATACCATCGGCCCCAGTCCATATTTTGCTGGGAATCGAAGAACGCCCACCAGTCGCCGGGTCCATACCAATCCGGAGAGATCGTCTGATAATGGTTGCCGGGCTCGTCGTACCGGGCAAACCCAATTCCAGCCGGGGTGCGGACATTCAGCCGTTTATGGATATTATACAAACCGTTATCATTATTCGAAATGATGATATCACCAGACGGCCCTTTAACGGTGATATTGTTTTCAACGGTGATGGCGGGTAATTCAAGCATAAATTACAGACTTTCTCTCACGTGAAAAATGCACTGCTGTTCACCGGCATAACTTTTGATCGCGTATCTGAATTCTCCAATCATCCAACGGAAACGTTCGCCGTGATGTTGCTTGCGCCAGCGCTTACGGAATTTCAATCGGCGGCGCCGGGTCCAGCGCTTCCATTGCATGCGCTCTTGAGTGTGAAAGCTCATGTTTGATCGGCAAATTGAGTCAATAAGTCCTGAGGCACCCAATGAGCCGGGTAACGGCAATCCGTTTTAATATCCACTAAGCCTTTACCGTCTTTGCCAAGTATGTAGCCAGCAAGGCGAAATTTTGGTGACCGGCCTACAACTAAAACGAAAGTTTGTTCATCGTCATCTTCAGGGTATAAAATGAGACTACCGTTTTCATGGTGAGTGTGGCGCACTTGTAATTTTCCAACATCCGATTGTGCAACTTTCCCGTTCCAAGCGCCACCGTTCCAATAGACATTCAAGTACTTTGCTACCGCCAGCTCTGCGGCATACGCTTCAATTTCTGTAGACCATTCAGTATTGTTGGGGCATTGGTAATGCTGCTGTTTGTTGCGTCCGAAAATCGAAACGATTCGGCGATGAACACCCACAGCCGAGGCTGAATACAACTCGTCCGGAGTGAGATCGATAATGATCATTACGCCTTCAGTTTTTCGATCGCTTCATCGGCTTCCTGCATGGCAACAATGGCTTGGTCCCCGGTCGGTTCCCGGGCGCCAGCCATGATCGCCAAACGTTCCTCATACCGATAGTTCCATTCGATTTTCAGATCCTCGTCAGTCAATACGTTCAAAGTTGGTTTGTTCATGTTCTTCCTTTTCCCGGGCATCACAAGCTTTGGCGCCGCAAAAACGAATCAGGAAACACATTCCCAGAATGATTAAGCCGCCAAGGTAAAAAAGCCAATCAACAGATTCCATACGATTCCTTTCGATCCAAGCATGAACACTCTCACTGAGTCAACTGAAAAGATTTGAAAAGGTTGCGGGCCGCGGAGTTGAACCGCGAAGGTTTAGTTTATGAGGCTGAACCATGCAACCGGCTATGCCCGCGTTCAAAGATAAACGAGCTATCACAATCGCGCCTGCTGGGGCTACACCGTTTGCCGATTCCAGCCGGGATGCGCTCGCGATCAACGGCATTGTGTGTAGCTCGTCTGGCGCCCTTTTTCGCACTGCAGGATTAAGGAGTCAAGCCTTGATTTTCGATCGTGTGAATAACGTGTGAAAAAGAAATTACAGATTTGTGTTGCTGGGGCGCACGCCCCATTGTAAAACCTTTTGCGTGCTGATTGACCGGGTTCAAAATTTCAGGCGCCCCGCGGACTATGAAGCTTCGTTCACTCAAACCCTACGAGTGGATCTAGCGATCGGCACACCCGCGGGAGCGCCTAAAGTTTTGAAAGGGTGAAATTGTGTACGGGAAAATCTTTCGCCAAGTTTTCGAATCAAGCATAGCGGAAGACTATGAGACCCGACACGTCTTCATGGATCTCATCGTTCTGGCCGATCCTGATGGTGTGGTTGATATGACCCATGAAGCGCTTGCCAGAATAACAAATGTGCCGATGGAACGGATCAAGGCGGCAATCACCAAGCTTGAAACCCCCGACCTAAAAAGTCGCACTCCGGATTATGAAGGAATTAGATTAAAAAGGCTCGATGACCACAGGGATTGGGGTTGGCTCATAGTTAACTATGCCCGCTTTCGAGGAACGGCAACTGAGGAAAAAAGAAGGGAACAAACCCGGGATCGCGTTCGTAAATTCCGAGAAAAACAGACTTCTCGTAACGCGTTACAACCGTTACAAGAAACGCGTGATTCTTCAAGTACTTTACATACAAAAACTTCTGACGGTAACGCGTTACATCGCGTTACCTCTTCTTCTTTATGTACTTCTTCTTCTGATTCTGGATCTGTACAGGAAGGGGGAGGGGGGGAAGGAATTGCTGCGAAGTACCACAAAGATGCACGGGTGATACTGCACGCGTTGAATGAAGCTGCTGGGCGTCACTACCGCGAAACAGATGCCAACCTGACGATTGTAAGCCAACGACTGAAAGAAGATGGTGTTACAACGGAGGGGGTTTTGATGATGATCCAACGCCAGTGTCAGAAATGGAAAACAACTGACATGGAAGAATATCTTCGGCCCGAGACTTTGTTTGCGAAACGAAAATTCGATGGGTATTACGCCGCCCGCGCCATTTTACCAACTAATAAACTCTTCACAAAAGACCGACAAGAAAACCTCAAACTTCGAAACGTCCTATGACTGCACTGCAATCCAAGCTGGCCGAATGTGGATTTCCCAAACGGCACATTTTGTTTTTGGCACAAATTCCTAGTACCCCACAATCTGATACGTGGCTTGCGAAAGGCAGGGTTATTTGCGATCGCTACACCCAATGGCTCGGCTCAACTTGTGCAATAATAGGTCTCCGAGGGACAGGAAAAACACAGCTCGCCACTTACTGCGCTTATCAACTACTTCAAAATATTGATCGCACGATTCGCTATTGCACTGCGATGGATTTCCTAGTTGATATCAAAAGCACTTTTGGTCATCGGGACGGTCCTACCGAATCAAGTGTTATTGCAGAATATGCGAAACCGTCATTCCTTGTGATCGATGAATTTGATAAAAGAAGTGAAACCGACTGGGAAAATAATCTTCTTTTTTATTTACTCGATAGGCGTTACCGCTCAATGAAAGACACGTTGCTTATTTCAAATCACGGACCTCGAAATTTCGCGACCTCTATTGGCGATTCTCTTGTCAGCCGTATGAATGAGACTGGCTCTATCTATACTTGCGACTGGGAGAGCTTCAGATGAGTGACGACTATTTTGATCGGCAACCACGATCGGATACGCCAGATCGGTTACCGCCGTACAGCATGGAGGCTGAGCAAGGCGTTTTAGGTTGCGTGCTTTTAGATTCGTCGTGCGCAGTTACCTGTATCGAGCGCATCAAACATCAAGGGGAAGAATTTTATGATCTGCGAAACAAAACGATCTACACATCTCTCATCGAACTTTATGACGATCAAATCCCGATCGATCTTATTAATCTTCAAGAACGGCTGAAGCTTTGGAACCAGCTCGAATCCGTTGGCGGGATCCAGTATCTCAGCGCTCTTTCTGACGTTGTACCATCGGCCGCAAACCTGCCGTCTTACATCGATATCCTTTTGGAAAAGTACGCGTTGCGCCGGATGATTCGCGTATGTACTGAAGGTGTTGCGTTCTGCTGGGACTTAAAAGTCCCATTCGAAACGGCTCTTGCTCAGATCGAAAATAATGTGATTGCGGTTTCTGAAGCCACTGTTGAACAGGTGGATTTCAGCATGCACACGCTGGTAACTCAGGCGTTGAACACGATCGAGGATATACACACGAATCAAGGTGTGTTGACCGGGCTCGCCACTGGATTTCCTGACTTGGATAAAATTCTTGGAGGACTTCAAGCCGGTGAAATGATCGTGATGGCCGGGCGCCCCAGCACAGGTAAAACCGCGCTCGCCATGAACATCGTTGAACACGTGGCGGCTGTTAATCATTTGCCGGTCGGTGTCATGAGTTTGGAGATGACAGCAAAAGCGCTTGTGTTGCGCATGCTGTGTTCACGCGCCCGGGTGAATATAAGAAACGTGACCGGTGGATTTCTTGCTGAAGTCGATTTTCCAAAGCTCACGCAAGCGGCCGGGATGTTACATGACGCCCCGATTTATATCGATGACACTGGCGGGTTATCGATCGTCCAGATCCGGGCCAAGCTGCGCCGGATGAAACAAAAGCACGATATCAAGCTCGGCGTGGTTGATTACATGCAGCTGGCGAATTCTCCGGGGGCACACAGCCGGGAACAGGAAGTAAGCAAAATTTCAACCGGTCTCAAAAACCTTGCAAAAGAATTGAACATTCCGATGCTCGTTTTATGCCAGATGAATCGTTCTGTGGAATACGAAAAGAACCGGCGCCCAAGATTAGCGGATCTGCGCGAGAGCGGGACAATCGAGCAAGATGCGGACGTGGTTGCCATGCTGCACAAGGTTAAAAATCCTTATGACGAAGACGAGACGGAATTTCAGGAAGCGGCGCCGGTTAATTGCTTAATCGCGAAACAACGATCGGGACCAACGGGCGATGTAAGGTTAATGTTTTTGCGTAATATAACCCGCTTCGAATCTGCGGCGGCAATTGACGATCAAGATGTGGATAGCACAGCGCCGCAAAGTTCTTTGCCGTATTCAGAATGAAACAAATTATACTCACACAAGGCAGGGTAGCTTTAGTTGATGATGCTGATTTTGACTGGCTCAATCAGTGGAAATGGTTTGCCCGGAAAACTAAAAATACGTGGTACGCTGTCAGGACACCAACGGAAGGTGGATCAGTGTACATGCATCGCGTGATTTTGAATACGCCAACGGGCATTAAAACTGATCACTGGGATGGGGATGGTTTGAATAACCAGAGGCACAATCTCAGGCAGGCGACTACGATTCAAAATGGTCAATCGTTTCGAAAATTTCGAGCCTCTAAGACGATCCTGCTTCGGGGAGTCACTAAAAAACGAAACAAATTCAGAGCCCGCATTACGATCAATAAGCAAGAGGTCTATCTCGGGCTGTTTAGCACACCTGAATTAGCTGCTCTTGTTTACGATCAAGCAGCTCTTCAGCACTTTGGGCAGTTCGCTCATTTGAATTTTCCACAGTCCTAATTTACCACATGCAAACGATTGATATGGAAACTTTAAGTTCATGCGATTGTATGAGCCGCAAGGACAAACTCGAAGCAATCGCCATGCACGGCGACAAAAATACCATTACTGAGGCGGCATCAGCATGGTATTTGCTAATGCAACACATGCTCGTTATAGCCGCGCCAGATTCACCAGCAACACCCAAGTTCAATGACCTTTTGTTATCAATATGGAAAGCACACGTGAGAGCCAAACCGAGTTCAAATCCGGCGCCAGTTTCCACCGGGGAACCAGCAAACAAGACTACAGCACCCCCGCTGACTTCAGGGATGCTGTTGTAAAACGGTTCGGAATGCCCGGCTGGGATCTGGCGGCGTCATCAACAAACTATTTTTCTCCCGCGGGGGGTTTTTTTTGGGATGAAAGCGATAATTCATTAGTACAGGACTGGTACGATACAGGGGCGCTGCCTGCTTCGTTGCTGTGGTTGAATCCGCCCTTCGGAAGTATCGAGCCGTGGGCGAAAAAGTGTCATGAGGAAAGCGAAAAAGGCGCCCGGATCCTTTTTCTTGTCCCGGCCAGTGTCGGCTCGTACTGGTATTCTAAACACGTCCACGGAGTAGCTGAGCGCGTGATGTTTCTTAGTCCGCGTCTGTGCTTCGATGGCAAAGCGCCTTTCCCGAAAGATTGCTTGCTGGCCTTATTCGAAAAATCGAATTCACTAAAAACCTTTTACGAGTGCTGGCGCTGGAAATGATGAACCCCCAATTCGAAGGCGAATTTGCGCGGCCGAAACGCCCGGGTGACTTGCTCATTCAGTGGCGCAACAAACAGTTGTCAGCTCACGAACCAGTTGATCGGCATTGGCATAAATACAAGTTCATGAATGAAGTCGAGGCGAGTAATTTCATGAAAGACTGTGCGCCGAATTCAAACTTCTTCGAGTACCGGGTTTTTCGTGAGGCTTGACAACGCGCCCGAGAGGGGAGATAAGGATCCCGGTTCCTTGTAATGGTGATTAGTT